CTTACCGCCGGTCTCAACGGTCACCCCCATAAGTGTTACGCCAGCGTAAGATGAGGGCCTGGTCTTCAGGCGTCCCCGCAGCGCCTGCCAGTACATATTATCGCGTGCGTTGTTACTGCCCTGTTCATTCCGGCGGCGGCAGCGGACCTCCACTAACCCGGCGCTGGTCAGCGTGACCCGCTCGGTGAATCCAAGCCCGTTAATATTTTTCAGCGCATAGATGCCGGTAAGGCTGGTCCAGCTGGAGCCCGAGCTGTAGACGCGATACTGGATTTCCCATTCAACATGGCGTGTCTGCTTTTTACCTTTCCCGTTAAATCCACAGATGCCGCTCGGGAAAGAGAAATTGACCTCAAACATGTCACAGGTCTCATTCTCCGGGCAGGCGAGAAACGGCCCGAGCCAGGTATCATTGTCATTTATCCCGCTGGCCGAATAATCAATCATTGTTCTGGCTGAAAAGCCAGGCCAGGTGGAATCGACCGCCCCGCCAATCAGGCGCTGAACTGTCGCCGTTGCACCATCAACGGTAACAATCCGGTACTCATAACCGCGATGGGATACCGACAGGCGCTGCTGCCCGCCAGGAACGCCAGTGAATGCCGCGCCAGCTGCACTGTTATAAGCCAGCGTAACGCTGGCGGTAACCGCGGCACTGCCACCTGATGATGCCGTGCCAGTAGTGTTCGCCGGAGAGGTTCCGAAAACGGAAGCAGGGAGAGAGGTCGTGGTGATACTGCCGCCAGCATAGGGGCTGAAAGGTTCCGTTATCCTCACCGTGCCACTGATATCCTGTGCGGCCAGACCGGAACCTTCCAGCGCCTCAGTAATGGCTGCCACCAGGCCGGACATCGTCACATAGTCAGCGATCAGGGAGACGGAGTAAGTTGTGCCCTGCCAGGTCACATCAAACGTGGCGGTTGAGGTCGAGAAATCATAAGTTGACGGTGCTGCGCTGGCCTGCACGGACGCGGCACTGCCACCTGTACCGGGAACGGCTGCCTGAGATGGCGTCCAGGTAGCGATATATAACTGATAGTCAATGCTGCCGTAAGTCATGGTCACCGGCATGCCGACATAGGGATTGATTTCAGAAAGAAAGTCACTCGCCAGCACGCTGTAACCTGACGATGAGCTGACGTTAAATGTCGTCGGAGCAATGATCTCAACTGTCGCCCCTTCCACCCATGAATCCGGCAATGCTTCGTCATCTTCGTCGGTATCATCGTCATCGTCAGTATCAAGCCCGGTAAAGGACACACTGGCCCCGGACACCGTCATGCTGTCAGCAATGATGTCATCCGCTTCCGGCGCGGTCTGCGCCATATCCAGCCCTGATCCTGACGAAGTTCCGCCGACTTCAGTTGACGAAAACCAGTTTTCGCTGCGCTCATCACCGGAAACACTGGCTCCTGGCTGATACACGGTATAACTGAAACCGGGCAGCGACGACACAGGCGTATCGCCAACCCTGATATCACCATCGGTAAACGCAAATTTCCCCATCCCAATAGAGATCAGCATACTGACACGCATAATCGTTGGATCAGTGGCATCAAACCGGGTAACCGGCGATACCACGTAATCCGGGTACAGGCGCGTGCGGCCGAACACCTCACGTATCGCATCACCAAGTTTAGCGGTGTTGGCCTCTGCCGGATTAAGATCAAGGCTTTTACCAGTGGAGGATGTGTAAGAGCCAGCGTCCAGACTCGACAGCATGAAAACAGAATAGGCGGCGGCGGCCACTGCGACAGAAACGGCGACCCAGGCCGCAATCTCAAGCCCTGTGCCGTAAGGGACAGGATAGATACGCACGTCACTGACAGGCGAAATATGGCAGTCGAACCAGGCTGAAGGCGGTATATTTTTGCCGTCAACATCAATACTGATGGGATGAGTCCGGTCAGGGTGAAATTCCCTCACATTTTTTGACAGCCAGCCCTGAAGGGTTGTCTCGCCATGCTGATGAACCTCCAGTGGCTCACCCGGCAGGCGGGATGGATAGATTCTTATTGTCACCGCCAGAACTCCACTTTAACGAATCGTCGCCTGAAACGGGAAAGCGGCAGGAACGTCACATTAGTTCCCGGATTGCATTCAGCAACATGCAACAGGCCGTTAATTTCCACCACAATACCCACATGCGTAACTGCTGAGCCGGAATAACAGGCAACACCTGCCCCGGCCCCTGGATCACAGCGTTCAAGTGAAAGCATCAGTTTCCTGGCTTCCCGATCCAGTCCGTTGCCATCTTTTGTCACGCCGGAAAAATCCGGCCATTCCAGAAGTTCAAGGTCGCGGCGTATTTCGTTAACGATGCCGAAACAGTCGAGCTCCGGGTATGCGCGTCCGCCCTTCAGCCAGGTGACTGAACGGTATTTATCCGGGTTGAACACGGGAGACTCCTTAGCTGATATATCTGAGTCCGGGGTAATATGGCAGGGTGTAACGGTAGCGCGGCCACGCGGTATCGAGAATATTCATATAGCCCGCCTTTATCTGCACCTGTAATGCAGTCCATGAGCCAGATTTAACCGCCAGCGTATACGGCGTCGACGCCGGTGCTGTCAGGTCAGTGGAAATGTAGTTGCGGTACTTAAGAGTAGCGCTGCTGAGTTTGTCCAGCGCATTCCTGATAGCGGTCGACACCTCACCATCAATATTGCTGATGGCAAACTGCAAATCCTGAGTACCGTCGCTGTTTCTGGCGGGCAGAGCAATATCAATGGCGCATGCAGTAAACGTCACAGTATCGCCGGCTTCAGTCATTGCGGTAATATCCTCGTACCCTTTGCAGAGATAATGGATGTCATCGCCGATATTGATCTGCAATGTTTCGATTATAATCTCATTACCTGATGAGGCGTAAAGCCGGTTAAGCACCGTCATGATTTAGGCCACTCCCTGTTTATTGCCAGATCAACAATATCGCCGTTAACCACATAGTCAGGGAAATCAGTCCATTCTTCGGGAATCAAAGGACGTTGCCACAGTTCAAGCGTGGCTGTGTATTGCCAGAATTTACCCGCCAACAGCATTGGACCATCATAAATATCAGTGAACCGGCATTTATAAAGTTCAACACCGAGAGGTGTTTTTACTTTCATATAAAACCATGATTCACCATCAGTCAGTCGATCTCTGAACCAAGCTTCAAAATACTGAGCCATTCCCGGTTTTTTAAAAAACCACTTTACCGCCACCTGCGTTGGGACAGAAGTATACAATCGCCTCTGTCTTGCCCGACCTGATGTTAAATCAGTTCGAAGAAATGGACTGACTGGTTTAAATGACAGATCTGACTGAAGAGGCAGGGGGAGATAATCATGGGGATAGTAAATATCAGACATTTATCCCTCCAAAAAAAGCCCATATAGATTGAACTGCCCCCGCAGTGATAGATGCGGGGGTTATTGAGGTTTCCCAAGCAAACCTAAAGCATATTGGCCAGGAAATTTAACGAAACTCGGCAACTCGTTGACCTGACACCCTTGCCAGAGATGACAAATTACCGTTTAAAACTCACGGGACAATGTCAAATATCCATTAAATCGGACAGAGCACTCATCGTTATTTAACAGGCTGGAAACAATATAAACATTGCTAGCGCCTTTCACGTTGGTATAGGTGTACTTCGCCGTCAGGTTCATTGCGCCGTTATCATGGTAAATGCCGTAGTAATCTTTGACCGAAAGACCATTGCCGTTTTTTGCGTCAAGCTGCGCGAACTGACGTGCTAACGCATCGGAAACAGGAGAAAGATTCAATACTTCAACCGTCGTTTTACCATGCTCGATTCCCTTAACCCCATCTTTAGTCACTACAGATAAAAGCATCTCTTCCGCATAATGGCCTCGCGCGGCGCATTCGTTACTTGTTGCTTCAACAGCGTGGCCAGCGAACGGCAAAATGACCAGCGTTAATCCATAAGGCCGAATCACCGTACCACCTCAAGGATTGCACCGCGATCTTTGCTGACCAGTAAACGTGTTGATGGCCCCATGATAATGCAACCTTCGGAAGCAAAACCTTTGATACCGTGACGCTTATCACCGTGCATCCTGAATGTACGCATATCACGAGCATAAGAGCTACCGCTGATGTGATTCAGCGTAATTGTTAGTGGACCTTTGCTCGTTCCAGTACTGCCGATTTTCCACATGCCACGAGGGATAGGCCCCATTCCGCGAACCTGTTCACGATCAGGATTATTTTTATTTGTTAGTATACCGGAATAACCTGTTTCGATTAATTTCCCATCGAGATATAACTCGCCCGTACTTTGCTTGTAAAGCCATTTTGCCACGATATTCTCCTTATGCTGTTTTCCGATCGTTCCAGCTATCGGTGTGTTTAATATTTCCATCTGTATAATGCCAGTCTATTTTTTCATAACACAGCCCGACATGCTCTATGTGTCCGTGCTTTACAAAGTCCGGATCTTTGGTGTCGTACATTACAGTTACAACATGGCACACCTTCACATTTTCTAGCGTCGTAACGAAATATTCTTCTTCTTGGCCGTTGTAGTTGATGCGGTAGAACTTAAACACCGCTTTAGCCAGCGTTTTCCCTGTTGTGAGTGCCTTATACAACAGCGGTGATGAGCAATCTGTCAACTTTTCAAATGTATACGCTTCATGTCGTCGCGTGCCTATCGCTGCACCTGTTGCATCGTCCGTTGGGATAAACAAATCATGCTGCATTCCGGTTAGTTCGATACTTCCTTCACGGCCCGATACATCGACAGAACCTTTTAATAACTTCCCTTCTTCTTCGAAAATCCACAGATATACTGGTATAGACATTCAACAAACTCCCTCATCATAAGAAGTGGGAAATTATCTTCTGCTCACCTGTTATTACGAAATATTGAATGATGTTTAATTGATGGAAATCAATAAAAACACACTTTCAAGTTACAATCAGCTCACACATCTTTTCCTCTGCGATCAAGTTGCTACTTGTTGAAGTAATCTGAATTCAATTGGGCTAAGGCCATTAAGGCGCAAACTGAGGCGTTCATGATAGTAGTCGTGGATATAGCCTAACTTTTTCTTCTTCCAGTGCTCCACCCTGCCGATAATGCTTTAGAAACTTTCCCTCTACCGGTAGCAATGTGTTCAGTTATCAGTTGATAAGTGTTTTTCCCCCCCTGCTCAACCGCGTCCTGCATCATCTGCAGGGTTCGCTGATCAGGATCACCATTAACCTGGATGGTGGGTGCATAATGGAAAGCATTTGCACTGGCCGATTCCTGTTGCTGATCACGCAGGTTCTGAAGCGTCGAATCCAGTTTCGCAGATGTCTGGGCTGTCACGACCCTTTCACCTTTTTTCAGAAGCCAGGTTCCAGTTTCTGGCACCGTATCAATACCGTCGTGCGCCATACCGGTCAGGGCTACCGACTGAATATTAGAAACGATACTTGCTGTCGCTGCTGCTACAGAAGCCATAGCCACCAGATTATAGGGAAAAGGATTCGCGGCGGCCTGAGCAATGCCCGTCTGAATGGCCACCATCGACTGAGCAATTGCGTACGCTTTATCGGCGATAAAGGCAGCTTTATAGATAGCTGATTTTTCACCGAAGGCCGTTCTGGTTATATCGACAACGGAATCCAGGCTGGACTGGATAGCCTCAGAGATGATTTTATTTTTCTGATCCTCAATGCTTTTCTCGGCCTGTGCGTGCTTCTTCTGCAATGCCTGCTCTTGTGTATCCCACTGCGCGTTGAGGTCAGCACGCTGCTGACGGTATTGAGCCAGTGAAGCGAGGTTGCTCTGATACCATTTTTCCAGCTCCGCTGATTGCTGATCCAGTTGCGACAGCTGGTTGGCATCCCCGGCAAAAGAACCGGATAATGCGCCACCTGCTTCGCTGGATTTCCTCACAGACCGCTGGATATCCCTGGGCATATCGGTGATCGACTTTTTCGCAACGTCGCGTGAAGTTTTATCGTAATCTGCCGGGGATATTCCGCCATCGGCCTTCAGACGGTCCAGTAAATCGAGCCGCTGCTTCGTCAGATTAAGCGTTTTCTCTTCCTTACCGCGCAAATCTTCCTGAAGTTTTGCCAGGGCCTGCTGCGCGACAATTTGATCACCCAGCTTCGCGTTAACTTCAGCCTGGGCGATGACCTTATCTTTACTGGCAAGCAGTGACTGCTCATCTTTGCTCAGGGTGCGATTTTTGGCGGCGTCCTCAAGAACATTAAATTTAGCCTCGGTTTCCCACAGGGCTTTACGCTGCTGGCTGATGGTGTCATTAATACCCGCATGCTCCTGCAGCACCTTCAACTGAGTTTGCAGTGCAAGCGTTTCAGCATTAACAGAATCAGCCGCCTTGTCCCCGGATGAAACGCTGTACCCTTTTTGTTTAGGGGTTTTAGGGTCCTTATATTTTTCCTCAATCCCTTTTTTGATCTGCGCGATTTCTTCATCGCTCAGCGACTGATTCAGCTTTTTTCGTTCCGCTATATACTGATTCAGTCGCTTATATTCAGCCGTTCTCTGCTGCTCTTTAGTCAGACCGGCAGCAGAGACAGATTGAAAGTGTTGCTGATTTAGCAACGAACTTTGCTCAAGCGTTGCCTGCTTCTGCTTTTCTTCCGTTTTCTGCTGTTCAGTATGCAGTTGATCAGTAAGGGAGGAGACCTGTTGACGGGCCAGATCACGGGCATTTTCAAGTCCAACACGCTGCTGGCCCTGTGCGCTGGTAGTCCTCAGAGCCTGATCAAGTTCATAGAGCTTGTCGGTGGCGTCAGCCAACTGAGACTGGAGCGATTTTGCCCGTCCAATATCCAGTAACGCATTCCACATGGACTTAAAAGCATCGCCAACTTTGTCAGCCGCAGTTTCCAGCGTCCCCATGTTGTTCTGGATATCACCAGCCATCGTCCTGAACCCCTGCGCCGCCACGCCATTGGCGTAACTCAAGGCATCCGTATACTTTCCGGCGTCCTGCAGGGATTTAACGTAATCCAGCTGCCGGGCTGTGACCTGTCCGTACTGCTGCGCCATCGCAGTAAGACCACTGGTGGGATCGGCAGTAATTTTGCCAAAAACCACTGCCAGCTCGGCAACTTTGGTGCCTGTTGCATCTGAAAGCGTTGCGATTGACTCAGCCACGCCCTGATAGTCATTCCCAAGGTTGGCGCCTGCCTGAGCCAATGCGGTAATCGCGGCAGTAGCACCGCTGAAAGAGCTGCCCCCTTTTTCCGCTGCCTCAGAAACAAACAACAAATTATTTGCTGTCTGTCCTGAGCGGAATCCCGTCATTACCAGCGCTTTATTGAACTCACTGGTTACAGCCTGACCTGTTGCAAAAGAGTAGGCCAGCGCACCTGCCGCCACGGTAAGCCCCACGACCCCAGCCATGGCCGGGTTGATGGCACCCAGTAATGCGCTGAACGTCGGGCGCAGCCCACCAAAGGAATCCTTAATCTGCCCGCCCTGTTGTAACAGGATCAACCAGGGACTTTGCCCACCCGCCAACTGAGTGGCAATATCGGTGAACTGTGCGGGCAGTGTACGCATTGCCTGCTTATACTGACCAACGGAAATCCCGGCCCGTTTTGCCGCCAGTTCCTGACGGAGGAATGCCTGCTCACCCAGATTACCGGCTGTGGTTTCATCCTTCCCCAGCCCGTTAAGTTGTTTGCGCGCGAAAGTCAGCTGTTCGTTGAATTTCGCGGCGTCTGCATCAAGGCTGACGACCAGATCACCGACTGCCTGCACCATAACGTATTCCTCCGGTAATACCTTCAGCGAGCAACATCAGTTGATCATCGCTCGGTTCAATATCTTTTTTATCAGGGTGCAGCAAACTGAAACTGGCAGGCGTCATATCGTTTTTGCACATCAGGGAAATCACCAGGTGACTGAGATTTGCGAAATGCGCATCCAGAAGATGATCGTTAAAATAATGGTCACGATAAAACAGTGACCATTCCTGAAGCTCAGTGGACGTCATGCCGGACAGCATTACCCGCCAGTCCGGGCGGCTGAACTCCCTGGCTAACCGCATCACGAACCTCAGTTCCCCGGCTAAGACTTTTCCGCAGTAACGGCCTCAGCGCCAGCCACGTTTTCGGTCTGTGGTTGTTCGTCCTGTTCCGGCGGCATCATCCCTGAAAGGGCTTTAATCTTGCGATCAGCCTCTCCGAGAGCGGTAACCGGCCAGGTGGCGAGGATTTCGTCATAAAGTTCCTGTACTGAAGGCCCTTTCCTTTCTGCGTGCCAGACCGACATAGCCACCAGCATGGCGCTGGCCCGGATACCCATGGCCACCAGCTCCGCATGCCGGATGCTGGGGTCACTGTCAGACTGAGAGGATTTTTTTTCTATCTCAGCCAGGTAGTTCAGATATTCGATGCGCTGAAGTGCCGACAACTCATAAAGCGTCAGATTTTCATCACTGAAGCTGAATTCTTCCGTTTTCAGAAACATGATTTCTCCTTAAGAGCCGGATTCAGACAGCTGAACTTCAGCCAGCAGCGGCTTGCCTTTGTTCGCAATTTTTACCGTACGGGTGATCACCTCATTTGCCGCCACAGCTTTACCCAGGCTACTCACCCAGCCGGTAAAAACATCCACCACGCCGTTGGGGTATTTAATTTTGTAAGGCTTGTCACTCCCTTCCTCAAACCACGTAATCAACGTCTGCTGACCTGTCTCGCCGGGTTTCCATGCCAGGGTAAAACTGGCTTCCCCCGCTGACTTTTGCCCTTGCGTGGTGGACGCCCAGTCAGCGTTATCATCATCAAGGAAAGAATCATCATAAGAATCAGCAGTCAGCTCTGCAGGCGTTAGGTCTTTAATTTGCGCCAGACGGGTCCAGTCATCATCGGATGTCGGGCTGGCGTATGCATCACCGGTTCCGGTATACATCCAGAGTGTGGTGCGTGCACCTTTAACGGGTACGGACGGATCAGTAGCAGCCATAATGTCCTCACAGGTAATAAGTCAGTGTGTGGCGGAGATCAGCAGATCCCCACGTTGCCATTTCATCGTCGCGCTGGTAGTCGTAACCATCCGCAACAATCATTTCGACCAGCGCCGACAGCGCAGGCATAGCTGAAAACGCCGGATAGATGTTGTTCTCCATCCAAGTATCCAGTGCAGAGTCAGGGCTGACAGCCTTCAGAAAAACTTCCACATGCAGCACAGCACGCCATTCATCTTCATCCAGCATGCCACCCGTAGGCTGTGCATCCGTGAGATAAACAGCCAGGGCGGGCAGTTCTTCCGCATTGAGTATTGCCGGACGACCGTCATACCAGCGCACAGAGGGGTCGGTGATGACCTCTTTGAGAGAATTGATGACGGCCTGCCGGATAAGGGTGTGTTTATTCATCGCTTAATGATGATCCTGAGCTGATTTTTAAGGGCGGAGGCCATTTCCCTGGGCATGTCACTTTCCATCAGCTTCGGAAGCTGATCTCTGAAAGCTGTTGTCAGTGGCACAGACATCGGGATTTTGACCACTTCAACCGGATAGCGGGCTTTGCCGGTACGCTGCAAAACATGCCATCGCCCGTTAGCCAGCCTCTGGATAAATGCATGTGGGAAGGAATAGCGGCCAATCTTCAGCACACTGTTTTCACCGCGCACGCGTCCGGCCCGCCGGGATAGCTGCACCCGGGCCGCGCCCAGCTTGATAGCAGGAAGATCGCCACGGTTAACGCGCAGGGTGGCGACGGGGTTTTTCACAGACGCTTTTTTCAGCTTCGAACGCTGCATGACCAGCTTTCTCTGTACGCGGGTTTCACGCGATACCACCGTGCTGCTCCGCCCGATTGCCCGGACAGCAATACGGTTAACGGCCTGCGAGGACGCGCGCGGAACGGCGGTCTTGCTGATGCTGTTCAGGTTTGCGATCGCCTGTTCCAGTCCCTTTATGCTCATTGATCATTCCAGCCATATTTGCGACTTACCGTTGAACTTAGCGTGACGAGTCACGCTGTATTCATCGCCATTAAATGTGACCACGTCGCCGGTCCGGGCACGGTAATCCGCATCAAACACAACCAGAGAAAGGCCATCCCCTCCGAGCGCGCCCATTTCAGGCAAAAAATGACTTTCAACCGCGATCATTTCTGTACCGTTAATGGTGACTTCACGCCCTAACCGGCTGGCAGTCACGGAATCCATACGTACGGCCAGCCGGTCAAAGGGGTTAGCTGCCACTTTCGGTAGCTTCCGTTGCTGCTGGTACCGCACCCACGTTGATTTTCACATTAACCACCGTGGTGCCAGCTGGCGCATCTTCCCAGGCAATACCGGCATAAATGCCACCTTCAGCGCTGGCCTGTGCGGTGCCGTCACTGATAAATACCGCTGCCCCTTGTGACAGGACATCCGCACTGATCTTTGGCAACTGGAAAACGCCATCAGTAAAGCCGTCTCCGGTGCCCTCCACGGCAATATCGGTGATGGCAATCGCCACAATATTACCGACCACTACGGCATCACCGCTGGTGATCACTTCTGAGCCCGCATTGGTAACGGGGATGGTATTGCCATTCTGAACAAAGTTCTTAGCCATCTTCTGGTCTCCATCCGGCCATCTGGCCGGATTTCAGATATAAAAAAAGCCCTTACGGGCGGTTAACTGCTGGAGGATAATCAGGAACCCTGCTCACCGGTTGACCTGACCAGACCACGCCAGTCAAGTGGGGAAACACCAGCATCAATGCGCACCTTGGTGGCAATACCGTCAGTGTTGAACCCCTCCTGCTGATCGATATAAGGCGCTTCCACACCATCCAGGTAGGCCACTTCGATGGTGTCCATACCCTGCGCCGCCGCCAGATACCACTGAACTGCACTTTTATCGTCCAGGCGTGGTTCGGCGATAATGGTAGCGAAGTTCTGGATCGGGTTGATGATACCGGCGTTGACGTCCGCCCCCTTCACGCTTGCAGATTTCACGGTCTGGCTTGCCATGGTTTCCAGTGCGGTTGGCACCAGCAGAAAAGCGGGGCGAATGTTCAGCGTGCGTCCGGTTGTTCCTTCTTTCTGCGTACGCATCAGCTGACGTGCCGCATCCAGTCCGCTCACATCAATGCCGCTGGAAGCCATGTTGCGGTGGTCAGAACTGAACAGAGCTTTCCCGTCTGACATTTTCGGGTTGCTGGTCAGAATGGTGTACACCAGATCGCCGATTGTCGCTTTTGCAGCGCGCCCCATTTTCAGCGGCACGTCCGTCAGCTGATTCAGGTCATCGTTAATGATTGCCTGTCGGGTAATGGAGAAGATTTCGCCGTAGGTTGCCAGGGCAATCGGCTCGCCCCGATCGGAGGTGGTGACGTACTTATATTCCGCCCCTTCCCGCACTTTACGGAGTGACGGGAAGCCGCCAAGACCAACACGATGCGCCGTTTTGAAGTCGGAAAGTTGGCCTTTTTTAGTCCACTGTTCAAAGGTCTCATCCGCCTCTTCCCAGCCCTGAAGAATAGACTTGTTGGCTACATCCAGCAGGATATTACCGAAATCTGAGGTACTGTGAGTCAGCGCCAGTCCCACCATCTGCATCGGATTATACGATGCCACCCCGATTCCCCGCTCGGTCAGGGACATGCGCGCATACTCACGCATCGACATAGCGTTGTAGGGGTTGCTGTTATCGCGGTTTTCATAACCTGCACGCGCCATCAGCGCCTGGCGAATACCGTCACCGGTAATATTGCCGTTACCTGCATGAATGTGATTCGCTGCCGCAGGGCGATTTGTCGGCGTGGACTCCTGACCCAGTGCGGCCAGCAGCTTATCCTTCGCCCGGTTAACATCGCATTCGATATCTTCGATACATTCAGCCTGAAGTGCCTGATGGCGACCGCCAAAACCGGCAAACAGATCACGGATACCGGTCACGCGAGCGCGTTGCTCGGCAATAACCTGTGCACGGATAGCATTTTCATCCGCAATTGCTGCCGGAGCCGGTTGTGGTACGGCAGGCGCGGGTTGTGGTGCTGGTTGAGGAGCCGGTGCCGCTGAGGCTTTCGGCGGAGTGATCATATGTTTAAGGTTACGTGGCATAGCGTTGAATTCCTCGATTCGTTTTGAATTTATGCGGGCCATCGCCTGCACTGCGGGGGTTAACTGATCGGCAAAGCCGTGCTCAATGCATTCCTGCGCCGTCATCCAGGTCTCTTCCCCCAGCATGTCAGCCAGTTCATCTGTGGTTTTTCCGGTCTTTTTGGCATAGGAAGGAATGAGCACCGTTTCTACCTTATCCAGCAGGTCGGCGTAATCACGCATATCGTTGGCATCACCACCGGTGACGCCCCATGGCTTGTGGATCATCATCATGGCATTTTCCGGCATGATGACCGGATTACCGACCATTGCGATCACGGAAGCCATTGACGCAGCAAGACCATCGATATAAACGGTTTTACTGGCTGAATGACCGTTCAGCAGGTTGTAGATTGCGATGCCGTCAAACACATCGCCGCCTGGTGAATGAATGTGAAGATTGATATGATCGAGGTCGCCAAGCGACTTCAGGCTCCCGGCAAACTGCCGCGCAGTAACGCCCCAGTAACCAATCTCATCGTAGATATAGATATCCGCCTGACGATCGCCGCTGGCTTTCATGCGAAACCAGCTGCGATCGCCGGATGATCCGCGCGGAGAACAGCGCGTATTACTCTTTTTCTTGCTGACCACTGGTCGCCCCTTTGTCATTTGCCGGATCGGTATCAAAGACCAGCCCCAGCTCTTTGTTTTCATCCACCTCCGCCTTACGGCGGCGCTTAATTTCGCCCGGATTCGCTCCGCGTGCGCGCACCCAGTCACTCTCGGTTGCGGAACCACCGCGGATCATGGTTCGCCAGGCGTTTGCCTCTTTCTGCGGGTCAATCCACGGCATTACCGGACCGCTGTAGACCGCATTCATCAGCGTTTCACGGGCAACATCAGCAGGCACCTTAATAACGCCGGAAATGATTGCCATATTCAGCCAACTGCGATACATCGGGCGCGTGACGGCCGCGACAAATGCATCCTGGAGGATGCTGTAACCTTCGAATGACTCCACCAGCTCCTGACGTTGCGAGCTGTAGCTGCCATCGTAATTACGGGAAATGCTTGAAAAACTGCTGCGACTTCCGGCGGCCACGGCCCGGAGCTGGCCGTTACGGAAAGACTCCAGGTTGGAATTGGGACGGTCAGACTTGATCATGCCGATATCTTCACCAGGAAGGAGCTTGTCAAACAGCATACCTGGCTGAATATCCAGTTCACGGGTGTCTTTCCCGTTCGCTTCGTCATACGACATCCCGTCACCTTTGCGGATGTACATACCCAGCGCCGCAGCGATGCGCGCTGCGGTCAGCTCTGAATCTTCGTACTCCTTCATGGCACTCAGACGGATCAGGATGCCGGAAAGCAGGCTGTTCCCCCGGACCTGATGAAGACGACGCATAAATTTGAGGTGAAGCATATTATCGGCATTGACCTGCTTCACATCGCCAAGCGCTATCCCGGTTGTGATGAGGTTTTTACAGACGGCATATTTCAACGGGCATCCCCAGTCGTTGAGGAAAACGCCCTGAACCAGGTTATTGCCCTGATCGCTGAGTTCAAGTGGCACGAAATCAGGCTCCAGCGCCTCTATCCAGAACGGGATGCCGTTTGAAGCCTCCAGACCGCTCGCATTACCCTGTACAAGCTGTGCAAACACTTCACCATCACGCAGCCAGGTACGCGCCATCAGGCGCTCAAGCACCGGACGGGTAAACTGGCCTGTCACATCGGGGTTAACCGACCATTCAGCCCAGGCGGTACGGATTTGCCTGGAAAGATCATCGGCCAGCAGGCCGGTTTTTAACATCGGCTGTGGGTCCACGACGATGCCCCGTGAACCAACAATCCTTTCTTCCAGCTTGTCGAGCAGGCCGATGACCAGATCATGGTTATTGTCCAGCCACCGGGCCTGTTCGCGAATGGAGCGGCCACCTGACTGGGTCAGCTGATTGGCGTTGCGGTTCTCGCGCTTTGCCCTGTGTGTGCGTGTCGGCATTGCCGCTTCGTAAGCCCGGATTTGCAGCCGGGACCTCAGTCGGGCAGCTTTCCAGCCAGGAGAAAGCAGGCCGATAGCGTTATCCAGTAATGTCATCGCCGAAACCTCGCCAGGCTATACTGTGGCCGACGGAGGCGGGCGTCGGTAAATTGCTGCAACCGGCGCTCCCACTTTTCCCGACCCGCAATAATTTTGTCCAGATTCTCCATCGTCATCGACTGGCCGTTAATTTCCACGGATTTACCGTCGAGCACGGCTATTTCCGCCTCAATATACTTTTGCAAAACACGTTCAATATCGGCCTGATTCACAGCCAGCCTCCGTTAGATGCGGGCGCCCACGCAGAAGGCGATGAAGCCTGGCGGGTTTCCGCTGGTTTTGATTCAGGTTCGGTTTGCCGGGACACCGGCTGAGATTGCCGGATTTTAGGGACAGAAGCTGATCGGTCTGGTGCACGCGCCCACTCTGGTGGCGCATCCCAGTTGATTCGATCGTATCCGCGCAAAATGACTACGGCATGGGCATACACCATAAGGTCAAACGCTTCGTTAGCCCCCTTGCCAGGTTTCTGCCACTTGCCATCTGTGCCGCGTTCTTCGTAAGTCAGTTCGTCGTAGAACCACTCACCCAGCCAGTCAGGAAAATGCACATAATTTGGGCCGGGCATGTCCCGCTGCAACGCATTGCTGATCCGATCTTTGAGAAGGTTGGTCTGCAAAAGATATAGCGGAACATCACCCCTGGCTTCAGCACGGCGACTGGGCCGATCAGTATTGTCAGGGAAGGTTTTTGTCACCAGCTTACTGCGGCTGGTACTGTCCCCCTTGAAGAGATAGACACGTTTGTGAACGCCGTCCCTGCGGCACTGACGCCAGAATTCGTACGCGTTGCCGGTAACACCATCCTCACCACCAGAATCGACGGCCATCGCCAACACCGGCAGTGTGACAGAAGGATCTGATGACATCGCCCAACGTTTATCCAGCACATCTGTTCGCAGCAGAGACCAGTCCTCCAGATATGCATCGGGGGAAATGGGTAGACTCTCTCCGTCCGGTCCACTGCGCAGTGAGTAGCGGATATTGTAACGGTCTACAATCCAGCGCTCGCCGTGCGCACCATATCCGGTCACCTGAACAACAAAACGTTTGTTTTTCCCACCCTGGACGTCTACCGTCGCGACCAGAAAATGCACACCGTCCGGTACAGTGCGACGGTTTACCGCCTCAGCGCGGGCCATCAGAGTTTCAGCTTTGCGGGTGTCCGTTGCGGAACGGGGCAGATAAGTTAATCCCCAGTCGGTATTGATGACCGCCTTCAGCGTTTCCTCACTACCGGTCATCTCATACTCAAGTTCGGCAGTCAGTAACTTGTAGGTCAGTTGCGCCCAGGTCTGATAGGCTGCAGCGGGACCTTCCATCCAGAACGATGCAATACGTGACCGCCGGGCCTCGCCTGTCCGGTTGCCAGCGGCGTCTATTTTTTCACCTTCACGTAACCAGACATGCGCTTTATTTAATTCACGCTTTTTGTCAGCAGTGATCATACCGTTGCAATGCGGGCAGCTAATATGCGCAGCCTCACTGGCTTTTACCGGGTCGGACTGGTCACGGTAGCCAGTCATTACTTCCATTGAGGGCTGAAAATATTCGCCACAGTGAGGACATGGCCAGTACAGGCGGCGGCGATCCCCGCGGTTATACAACGATGAAATCCCGGTTGCCGGCGGCGCTTCATGCGGTGACTGGCGCCGCCATTTAGTGTCAGATATTTCCCGCCCCGGGCTGCTCTCAACCAGCGTCATACCCGATGACATGAAGGTTGTTGTACGTTTGGAGGCCAGCGAAAAACCATCACCCTCCCCGTCTATGTCATCCGGCCAACGGTCATAGTCCGTGAGAGCAACAAACCGGTAATCCGATGATGACATGATGTTAATGGACGGCCAGCCAATTTTCAGGTAGTTCCCGGCCCGAAAGGTCCGGTCATGAACGTTATTATCGCTGGCGCGCGGACTGAGGCGTCTGGCAACTTCCGGGCTACAGCGAAACGCGCGATCCAGTCGTTTTTTGGAGTGCTCGCGCGCCTTTTCCTCTGTCATCTGTATCAGCAGAAAATCAGCCGGGTCACAAACTACAGAATAAATGATCCAGCCATCTATCAGCCCGAGGGTTTTGCCGGTTCGCGCAGGTCCGACAAACACAACTGCATCATAGTTACGTGATGCAAGGCAGTTCATTGGCTCTGTAATATAGGGTGTAAGTGTGGCATCCCAGGGCAGCGAACTACCGCCCCCCAGCGGTACACGCATATACCGGGAAACGGCTTCAGCTACTGGCATACGCCGGGGGGCTTTCAGGAGCTCTGACACATCACGCCGGATGGCGCTGGCAGACGCATAACTCATTGGTCTGAATCCTCTTCCTCACCCACACTGTTAACCTCACCGGCCAGCACATCGCGCATTTCATCAATGATATCCTGCGCTTCCGCTATCTGTTCCGGTAACCATCCCCGGTCTCGTTCCAGACGATCGGGCCAGGTATCCAGCACCTGAAGGACGGATTTCGCCATAGACGCCATCTCACGATGGACCTCATCAGCGGGAACGAGTTGCTTAAGGGTGGACTCCAGCTTCACCCGCTCATTTTCAGACTGAAACCAGTCTTTACGGGATTTGGGGTCCATCCGGGAAGGATCATGCAGGGACTCAGGTTCGTTAAATTCTTCAGAGACGAACAACGCAGGGCCGACATCTTTTAGCGCATACACCGGGTTACCTCTTACTGTGTCTGCCGCCGTGATGTTCGCGTCTATAAGTCTCTTCCTGACAGTTTTGCGGTCCATGCCAAACGCTTCAGCAATTTTCGCAACACTCCAGTTGTAAGCATCACCTATTTTGCTGATGTCTGACATTGCTCACCTCAACACACCAGCTGAATTTCCTCTTTTATGTTTCTTAACATAATGTTAGAGACTGGTCAGATGTCCCTTGCTCAGGTGCCTGTGGACACCTCGCCAACCACTTATTTGTTATAAATCATTAAGTTAACTCACTTGGTGGTGTCCACATGGAAAATGCAAAACTAGCCGTTTTCCGCGAGTGAGCCGCCCCGTGGTAGGGTCCACCTCAAAAGGGACCCGCAAATGATAATCATTATCATTTTCTCATCTCGACAGATGGAATTGATATCCATTCTCATTTGCGTAGCCGCCACGCCTTACGCCGCTCAACCCGTGCCGCATTATCTGGATGCCTCTCAATCGTACTGGTGTCGGCATGGTCGACCAGTGAGTAGCAGGGGTAGATGACGCTGGCACCATACGCATCTCCGACCGCATAGTCTGCGGCCTTGTCTGTGTTCCACTTCGCCAGGATGTCAACCAGTGCGGATTGTGGCGGGCTGTAGCACACCCCATGGATCAGCCGCGGCAGGGATATGCAGTCCCATCGGTGGCGGTCAGCCTCTATAAGTCGTTGCGCTATGTCAGACTGATACTGCGGTGGCCTGCCCGTACCGAGATAGAAGCTGATGAAGTCATCAGGGAATCGCTCAAGCCATTCAGCTGCCAGCACCCGAAAGCCAGCTACCGGCTGCGCATCATCCTCAATGATCACCACACGACATTGCTGCTGTGCAGCCCATTCAATCGCACGTCGGTGATTCCAGTTCGCTCCCCTGCTTTCATCATCAATCAGCATGTGTGCATCCAGCGCTCGGGCAAGTTGAACTGCGGCATAACTGCGGGTGTGATGGCCGACCACGCAGAAGGCCACATCATTTGTGTTTCCATCGCGCATATTCATCGGCCTTTTCACTCTTGAAGTGCGTGTTAACAGACGGGCCATAGATGAGCCTGTCAGCGAAACTTGAATACCCAATAAGCTGCGTGGCTCCCATATCACCAACGCCAGCCCGTCCGGTTTCCCATTTATGGATGAAATCAATGTGGTCGTCGAACCAGTAGCGCACCATCAGATGCGCAAAGCGCTGCACTGTGGCCCTGTCTCCACCAACAGTGCCGGGGTTAAGCAATGTCAGCTCAGGGTTATCACGGATGAAATCTTGTACCCTGGTATCCGGGTGATTGCGCTTTAGCCATTCATTGTTGACCGCCGCCTGCTCCTGCCCGATGTAAAGCCAGCCGGGGGCGATATCAAAAGGATCGCGCAACTGTTGCACGTCGGTCCCATCGACCACCCAGACCTTGCCAATATTCGGCTTATCCCGCAGCAACTGGTAAACGTGCAGCCAGCGCCCGAAGTATGGGTTGATTTTGTTTTCAACCTGTATGAATTCGACCTCAATACCGTTACCGGTCTTCATCTGCGGGTTGACCAGACGATCATGCATAACAATGAGGCGCCCGTGACGTACCGAGGTGGCCAGTGCGGAGATAAGAGAGACATCAGGCCTCATATTGCCGTTGCGCTGCGTATCTTCCATACCGGTAAGCAGTGTCGTGATGACGACGTTTTCAGCCTGACGGTATTCAACAAACTGGTCATCATCGAGCATGGTCATCCACAAATCACGGCCCTTTGACGCGTTGTGCTGCAAATCAGCAGCGGCGGCAACCGTCTTGTGCGTATTCTTCTCGTGGCGATCGCATTCGTAGAAAAGCTTTTCCGAGCCAGTTACGTCAGCATAGCGCCAGGTTGTCCAGCCACGGTTGTGGATGCGGTCAGAGAGATTAACGTGCTCACAACCATATTTTCCAAAAATGGTCCGCATACCGCCGACATCATCTATCACCCGGCGCTCATAATAGAGCACGGTTCCACCCGACGCGTGGCTTGCCGTATGCTGACTGTCGCTCCATATCTCGACAAGATTCCACGAGTGCGCCAGGTGCGGCTCAGGGCTCTCAATATATGGCTGCCACCATTTATCGACTACAGGCCAGCAGTCGTCATCAAACAGAAAAATATGCTCACAACCTGCATCCATGAGGGCGCTCAGAGAGGCGTTTTTGGCAGTCGCAATGCCCAGCGCTTCGTTGTGGCGAATAACCTTCACCCCACCAGAAGCGGATACCGGTGTGCGTGAACCGTCATCTACAACCACCAGCACAGCGCCCGCTGGTAAAAAACGAACGTGGTGTTCGAGAGCTCTGATCAGCATGTCGTTGCGATTATGGGTAGTTATCGCGACTCCAATTTTGGCCATGCTTTTACTTGCCGGAGCATATTCAACGCCATCAATGAAAACGCCCATTCAAAGAATCCTGCTAATAAGTGGGTATTGCGCCATCGGGCGCACGGCAAATTAGTTACGCATTATTGAGCCTTCTCGAAAGAAGGCTCTGGAATGCATCACAGGTATTTTTTCGCAATTGCGATCAGTTCGTCTTTGGCTGCTTCGCCCAACTTGGCTACACCGCTTTCTACGAATGCCAGGGCTGATTCAAAATCGGCAACTCCTGATTTAACTTCTTCGGCAGGATCGGCTGCTACCTCAGGTTCAACTACAGCCGCAGCGTCAGCCGCTGGTACGTCTTCTGCCTGTACTTCTTGAGTTTGATCTGTCATTTGCGTCTTCTCTTTTAAGTAGATAATCAGGCCTTTCAGCCAGTTAAGGAATTTTCGCATTGCGTGAAGCCTCTATCTTTCGGATGCCACGCAACTGATCGTTGCACTTCTCTATGTCGGTCAGCAGCAACTCATTCCACCGGACGGATGCTCCGTACGTTAATGGCTCACCTGGTGGCGGTGATGGCTGGCACAGCATTAGCAGACTGGCTGGTATCGGTGTTACTGGCACTTTTACGTACTGCGTTGTAACGGTCGAGCACCCTGTTATTTGCGCCAGCAGGCACAACAACAGCAGCACAAGCATCATCCGCAAGAGCAGTGCTGATGTCAGCCTGGGCTGCCTGTGAGTCCAGTGAGTTCGCTTGCTGATCATTGAGAGTTGCTCCTGCGATATCGTTAAAGAGGTTTACAGCAGTGATGACGTTGCCAGTGATGGCCTCAGCCTGGTTCTTTTCAGCCACGGCCTGCTTTGTCGCGCTCTCGGCTGCCAGTGCTTTGTTGTGGTAATGGCCTGCCAGCTTAGCCATGCCGACCAGAATCAGCAGCAGCGTCACTACAGCCACTGACCTCCAGTGGTCTTTGAACCAGGTAAACAGCAGAGCGGCTGTCATACCAGCACCGACTTAGCCAGCGCATAGCGGGCCTTCCGGTCATCCAGTCCGTTATCACCGCCGTTGATCAGCTTCGTCACGTTCTCAATGCTGCTGAGCCAGTTCATGCATCCTTTGGACACGAAAAACCATGCAGCGGAACGGGCTGCGTTCTGATCTTCTTCCAGTAGCTCAGGATTACTCACCAGATCAACCTTGATGGCATTGCCAGTGGTGCGGTAGTTATCCAGGAAAGTGGTCTGAATCAGGCCACCACCGCGATATTTCCAGCCATCACCCGGGCTGTTGTTACCGTACCGCTTCTGGTAGACCAGATTCGCTATCGCCCGCTGGCGTTCAATGGGGAGTGAATTTTCACCCGGCTTGCGGCCCAGCATCAGCGCCTGGTCTCGAGTCAGCCTCTTCGGAACGAAAGTCGCTATCAGCGCATTGACGCTGTAATTGAAACTCTCCCGTGAGGCGGTAAAGCCGTTGGACTCATGAGCGACCTGAGCAATAAACATCGCCTGAGCGGAAGGAAAGTTAATGCCGAATTCCTGCATTGCTGCGTCCATATGCGGGAACCAGCGCGCAGCTAATCCGGCGCTGATACCAGCCGCCCTCTGAAATTGTGATTGGTTCATTGTGGCCTCAGAGAATGAAACAGCCGCGCCACATTACCTCTGGCTCTGAACACGGCAGCGCAGATTATCAGGTTGATCGTGACCGACGCCCAATGGGCGTGGACATAGAAATCGAAGAAGTAGCGGAAAGGCACTGACGCATACGCAAGGATAATCAGGTATGCCAGCCATGAGGCCCACGGGTTATGCTGCCCGCCAGGCTTACGGAACGACATCAACCGCAACACGATCGCGCTGCACGTAATGACATTTGTCAGTACCAGAGGATCACTTATCACCATGAGTTCCCCCTCTCCAGCGCAGGAAAAGCGACAGAGGGTCCTGTTCACTGAAAAACGTCAGCGTCTTTATCGCCAGTGCTGACAGGATCACTGCGCCAAGCGCATCAAGTGGTTTATCGCTGTAGTGCGTGATGCTGGCGAGCATTGAACCCACCAGCCCTGCACCGTAAATACCAGCGAAATAAGAAACGACGAAATAAGCCGAACGCCGGATCAGCGTTAAATCTGCTGCCGTTGCAACGTAAAAAACGGCTCCGGCAAAAGCACCGAAAACAACACCGTAATCTGTACCGGTCAGGAGCCCAAAGAGACTGGCGCCAGTTAACGCGCTACCGGCTGCAACAGTTCCTGAAACTGGTTCGGACATTTCGCCACCTCATTGCTGTAGTATCCTCTCAACGATTGAGGGGCATAAAAATGGCCCACTAAGTGAGCCGATTAATTTCTTCCTGGGTCTGAATAAACCTTTCTTCTTCCAACTCAACACCAATGGCACTACGCCCATGCTTAACAGCAGCCTTAAGCGTCGCACCAGACCCCATAAAGAAGTCGGCAACAACATCGCCCGGGCGACTGCTGGCAATAATGATGTGTTCCATCAAAGCTGCTGGCTTTTCACACGGATGCTTACCGGGATAGCTTGCCACCGGTGGGAATTGCCAAACATCGGTATAAGGTACCTCAACCGACACACTGAACGGTCGCCGGAGATGCTCATACTGCTGGCGGAGATCATCGTATTGCATACGCAATTCACGATAGTCACGATCAAGTGCATCGAATTCTTCAACCAACCCGGTGTGGGATGTTCTCAGAGGTGAGCTGACTCTTGCCGCAGCGGCCTTTTCGGAAAAAAGCTCCTGCAGCCGTTCATACTGCTCCCGGTTCGGTAGCTGCCACTGAGAGCGTGAGAACCAGTGGCTGCACATCTGTGATCCCGTTGCCGCATTAATCTCTTTCGCTGAAATACCGAGCTGCTCGCGGGCATTTGCGAAATACTCAATTAACGGCGCCAGTACCTGGCCTTTCAGTTCAGCGCACTTGCTGGCGTAACCAGCCTGCCCCTTGGCAAAACCCTCTGCCCCGTAATGCTCTGCAAAGATGATCCGCTCAGTCGCTGGAAAGTACTGCCGCAGGCTCTCTTTGTTCTGCCGTTTCCACGGACCGCTGGGTTTAGCCCAGATGATATGGTTAAGCACGTTCATGCGCTGCCTGACCAGTAATTCTGTATCAGATGCCAGGCGGGAACCACAGAACAGGTAAAGACTGCCGGCGGGCTTCAGCACACGCCAGAATTCGGCCAGATACTCGTCCAGCCATGCCAGGTAATCACTGACGCTTTCCCACTGACGATCCCAGGCACAATTTTTTACCCGGTAATACGGCGGGTCAGTTGCGATCAGGTCAATGGAGTTATCAGGCAAGGTTTTGATAAATTGCAGTGAATCAGCATTCACCAGATTTATACTGTTTAAATTCACAGTATTTTTCATGGATCGTCAGGGCCTTATTTGATAGGCTCAGATCGCTTTGTGCACTAAAGCGGTGGGCCTTGGTTCGCCCGTGACTTCTACAACGGGCGAATGGCTGGGAAGATGCTACTAACATCCACCAGCCGCCCATTTCACAGCTAAGATATTCCCGGCAATGCCAGAAACGTTGGAATAGTGCTGCCCTCTCGCGGCAGCGGCGCCCATGCCCTTGGGATCATTTTCGGGTTCTTCTCTGCTCCCCCTCAGTTGTAACCGGTGCGTAACTAGCTTTTACGCTACTCTACCGGGACTGATTCCTTTATTAACCCTCACAACGGAGTGTCACTCCTGCTCGCCATCTCGCGACTCGGGGTCAGATCATTACACTGACGCTAGCGGCCTAAGCCTCTACGGTCTCACCGCTCTGCTTTCACATAATGCCCCCCCCCAAAACAACAAAACCCCGCCGAAGCGAGGTTTATCGTGATGATAAGTTGTTGTCGTTGTGACCATTCTTATCACGTTAGCAACGTTTATGCGTACGCAGTAATGTTGTTTTTTCCCAAAATGAGTTAATGTAATCACAACTTAGTCAATAAGACTTTGCTGTAAAAAATAAATTCATTATTTTACAATAAATTATGAAGGATTTCTTCAATGGCTGCACACAATCCAATCACTATTCATCATCAAATTATCCATGTAATGGACAAAGAACAGCATCAACCCCCCACGGTCAGTGAGTCTCCTGATGAAAAACCCATACAGGATGCTACAAGGAAACTCATTGAAGATCTGAATGAAAAGTATAAAGGTCGTGCAGGAAAGGGGTATGGTAAGTTCGAGGATGACCGGGATAGTTACCCGATGGGAAACATAGCTGAAGATTACTTCGTCGATAGAAGGGAAGATTTCTATGCGACAAGCATAAGAATGATCAGACACCTAGCAAGTCGTGCTAATGACGAAAAACTCTCAACCGGTGGATACGTAGTTATTTCACATTTTCAAATTGAAAATGTAGAGTATTTGTTGGTTGCCATCGTAACATCGACTACTGGAACAACAGTACAAAATTTTGATGTCATTAACAGTGAATATCTTGATATTGCCAAACTTCGTGTGGCAGGCAGAATTGACTTAACCGGATGGGCTTCAGGAAAAGAAAGATATATTAGTTTTTTGAAAGGACAAAATAATGTTGCAACTTACTTCAAAAAATTCCTAGGTTGTAATGACATACTCATCGCGAAGATAGAAACCGAAAAGCTCAGAGATGCCTTGAGAGAATTTGCAAGCAGTCAGGGTCTAGAAAGTGAGGCTAAAGAAGATTTTCTCAACAGAGCTCACTCACAGTTAAAAGAACTAAACAAAAGCGGTACCCCCTTTGAGCCTTCAGCCTTTGCAAATGAGCTATGGCCAGCAGCACCAGGAGATCTTCTCGCCTTACTTGCTGATGATGAACTCCAATTATCTGAAGGTTTTGTTCCCGATGGGAATGTAATCAGAGACTTAGTTAGCTTCAAGGGAAAATCAAAACATTGGGCATTGAAATTTGATAGGGCTGCTCTGTCAGATGGCTCGGTAGAGTATGATAAAGAGAATGATCGGTTAATTTTGCGAGAAATCCCTGATATACTCAGGGAAGAACTCTTAGCAGAATGTGGCGAAGATGATGATGACGAGTAAAAAATTTATAGAATTAGTTGCAGTCTATAAAAAAGTGGTTCTAAAACCCTCCTCTATGGAGGGTAGTCTTTATCTTTCTGATGAGTCGGAATGCAATAATCTTAAAGAATTATTGACAGCCAAAGACAGATTCGGAATAACCCTAGAACAAGGAACCATTGCATCGGGAAATACAGTTTTAATATCGATAACACATCCAATCACTAGGCTTGGTAGAGTTTACCCTACAGTCTCAGATTTTCTTGAAAATAACAAAAATAGAATAAGAGAACCAAATGAGTATTTTATACTTGATGAAAAATACTATTGTAAAGATACAATCACCCCTTCAGCAATTCAGTCATACCGTTGTGTTTTGAGACTATTATCCCTACTAAAACAGAGTGCTGCACTTCTTGATGAGAGTAATTATGAGTTAGTATACTTTGATAAGGAAGTATTTAAAATAATAATAAATTACGACATTAATGACCTGAAAAAAATAAATATTACCACAGTCGATACATTTATTTCATCTTTTACAGATGATACCCATAGAGATCAGAAGTTAAGCATACTTGCCAATGCAGTTAAATTTGCTGCTGACTCTCAATCAAAAGAAAGTGCTTTTTCAAAAATATTATCGGACATTGAAAACATTATTAATAGCTTTAAAAAAGGATATAATTTATTTTCCTCTGGTTTTTCCTATGAGAAAATAATTGATCAACTGAGAGCAGCTAAAGTCGAAGAAATGGGTAAAATTCATAAAACATTTTCTGACATTCAAAATCAGGTGTTAGGTCTGCCATTGGCTACTGTAATAGTTGCAACGCAGATGAAGGAATCAATTGACTGGAGCGTGCAATCATTGATAAACACATCTATTTTGCTTGGAGCAATAATCTTTGTCGCTCTCATTAGCTTGGCATTATTTAATCAATGGCAAACATTAAAAGCTATAAAAGAAGAAATAAAATACAAAAAAAACCAAGCGCAAACCACTTACAAATCAATATACTCTGACATTGAATCCACATTTTCACATTTAACAACAAGAATCATGATACAATATTTTGCGTTTATAGTCATAGGGCTAGCCGTTTTTATTGGTTTAGTGTTAACTTTTAAATTTTATTTCCAACTAACACCATACGCACTTCAATACCTAAAAAATTTGTGGCCTTTCTAATGGGCCATAAGGCCCATTTTTCAACCCATTTCTAATTTTACATCTAACATGCAAAGAACCCCGCTTAGAAACCCTTCAGCTGTTTGCATCTCTTTTCTAATCGTTCCATCAGCACATTTACGGCGACGGGCGATCGTCCTGAGGGATATGTTATATCGGTAATGTGCAACCACCAACTCGTACTCTTCCGGCTTGTACTTCTTCAACTTTGCAATGCAGCTATCGATAATAACCCCGTCATTATCAGTGCATGACGGACGTAGATTAGACTCAGCTGGTAGCAATCCTTTGAATCCTGCTGCTATGGGTGAGTAGTCGACACCTGCGCCCTCAGACGCTGCCCATCCACCCCAGCATTCCAGAATGTATTTAATATTACGCATCTTAGTCTCCACGATTATTCTTGCCTGTTGCAATGACGCCTAATGCCAGGGCTCTGTCGAGCATACGCAGCAGCAGTTCAGGTTGGGTGCCATATTTTGCTTCAAACGCTCGCATATCAGCATGAAGTGCATCGTGATGAGCTCTGCACAGCGGTATCACGAATAAGTCATGTGCTTTGGTTCCCGTTCCCCCCTGCCCATAGCCGATCAGGTGGTGAGGATCGTCAGCTGGTTTGCCGCAACAAAGACAGGGCTGTGACTTAACCCAACGGGTGTATTTCTCGTTGATCCAGCGGCGCCGCTTTGGCCTCAACAGGAAAGTTTCCGGCGTCTCCGGGTCTATCCTGAGCTCCAGCACCTGCTTTGCCGCTTCCTGAATGATCTCCGTCGCCACGCGCATCGGGTGAATTGCAGCCTCTTTTAACGTTCCGGTTTCGACCACTGCTGCAGGCAGTTTCAAAACCCGCCGCGCCGGGGCATCCGGCATCTGTTGAATGACATTCCGCAGTGTCGCCCACCAGCACAGCTCAGGAAGGGTAAGTTGGTGACCTTCAGGTAAGGCCAGATCAATGCGTGCGGAATTAATAACCCACTGTGCGGCATTTACCCGCCCCAGCTCATCAAGGCGCGATAACGTTGTTTCCCGGAGTTGATTGTCGTGATGCTCGCAAAGGCAAACAGCGCTTTCCTCCGTTCTCAGCACGGTATGGTACTGGCTGTTATAACCGTCTCCCCCGCTCCACTGGCAATGTGCAAGTTCCTGAACCCAGTGAGCCAGGTTGTCTCGCCCACCTGCTGCCGCTATAACCTGCTGAGACGAAAAGAAAGGAGCCAGGGCCGGATCGTCTGCCAGCGGTTGATCTGCGTCAGATACCAGCCCGGAGGGCAGCACTCGCATAAATTCAGGTTCGCTGCTAATCAGTACACGGCGGCCGCCGCTGAACATAGGTAGGAGTTCACGGCCGGGTTTGAACACGACGATCCCCGCTCGGGGGGCGACATCCGGTGTTAATAATGCTCTCATGCTGTACCACTCTGTTGCAGATGCTCAGCCCAAATCCCCGCCACCCACTTAACCCCCTTAGGAGTAAAGCGGGCCTGGGTGAATGCGTAGCTGTTGGCGTTAGCGGTACCGGTCTTGATTTCGAAACGACCAGCCTCAGTGTGACGGTGATGTGGCGTAAGCATATTGTTCAGCCGGTACATGATGTGACGGTCCAGCAGGAAGAGACGAAATTCAGCCTCTCTGGCATTCAGCAACTTTGCCACCTGGCGGAACGTCATAGACCCTCTGGCCTCCACATACTGATCGACGAATTCAACCTTCGGCGCCGCGATCAGAAGCTGGTTTTCGAGCTTAACTTTCTGCTCGGCCAGATCTGCGGCTAACCGCAATGCTTCAGGCAGCGACTGAGGCACAACACTCCCCTGCTCAAGCTCCTGCCAGCGATCCACCACAGCGGCGGTAAACTCAGGTGAAAGGCGGGCAACCAGTACCAGGCAGTCCCGTTTTTTAAACCAGTACTCCTCATACCACTGCCCGTTCTGCTCGTGCTGGTAGGGGGTGTGCGCCAACGGCGCGCTTAAAATTCCACCAGCCGCCAGACGTTCGGCTGAGCGTTTAACGTCGCCGTGTTTGCTCTGGACCAGTTTTGCGATCTCTCGCGATGACATTGACGCCGCTGGCGCATGGTGTTGCGGACATACCTGAACGACATTCATAAACTGCTGCATACGTTCTCCACTTTTCACTGGCCGGCGGCTGCACCCGTTTCGGCCACTTTGATAAATTCCTGTCCCGTTACCCTGCACTGACTAAAGAACCGCGACTAAATCCCTGGCTGCTGCCCGCGTACTGCCCTTGCATGAGACTGAGCGGCGGCCACTGACGTGATGAATTTTAAAGCCGTGCTGCTCATAGAGGTCTGTGATACGCGGTGCAGTCGAATTGCTGATTACTATGCGGGCGCCGCGCTGATGTGCCGCAACGCAGGACTCCGCCAGCGCGATCTGGTCTTCCCATGTAAAGCCACCAGCAACGTAAGCGGTGAAACCGCTGGTGCCGGGTAGCGGATCATAAGGCGGATCGCAGTAAACAACATCGCCAGCACCGGCCAGCGCCAGGGTGCGACGAAATCCGGCATTCATGAACACACAGTTATGAGCCATGTCTGAAAACGCATTGATCTCATCTTCCGGGAAGTAAGGCGCGCGGTATTTCCCATACCCAACATTGAACTGGTGGTTCTGGTTGTAACGCATCAGTCCGTTAAAACAGTGGCGATTGAGATAGAGGAATGACGCTGCACGCTCTGTTGCACCGATAAGGTGGGCATTAAATTCCGCCTTAATGGCCTCGTAGCCTTCTGGGGAATTCAGGCGTCCAAACATAAGCCTGGCGGCGCTGACAACTGCCTCAGGCACCACAGCCAGCATCTGGTAAAGGTTGATCAGATCAGCGTTAACATCAGCCAGCAAAAAGTCGGCGTGCTTATCTGAATTGAGGAACACCGAGCCGCCGCCGACGAACGGCTCTATTAACCGCTTACCTTCAGGGATCAGGCTGTCCAGTTCATGCAGCAGCGAATACTTCCCACCAGCCCATTTCAAAAATGGTCGTTTCCAGTTGCGCGGCGCTGGCTTCTCTGCCGGTAGAGCAGCTGCAATACGCTCCCCGATCCAGCGCATAACCGGTACAGCCATGCTGTTGCCGATCGCACGATAGCGCGGCCCGTCTGGGCATTCGCTTACATCTTTGCCGCGCCAGGCGATCAAAGTATGGTTATCAGGGAATCCCATCTGCCGTTCATTCTCCACTGGCATCAGATGCCTGACTCGGCCGTCTTCCGTAACAATGTAAGTTTCTCTGTCATCGAGAGAGCCTGCCCCTCTTGCTGTGAGACAAACAGGCACGGGCGTCTGCTTTGTCGGGGGATTAGTCCGGCACACGCGATCGGACTCAAAAAGTATTTCTGCGGGATCGATGTCTGTTCGAGCACTTGCAACAAGGAGAATGCGTGGGCGTCGCTGGGCCACTCCGAAGTATTGTGCATCAAAGGTTCGCCAGGCCACTCTGCGCTGTCTTCCAATAACAGCACCACGCTTTGACCAGACTGGAATGTGCTTACAGGCTTCCTTATTCCAGCGCCAGAACTTTTCACTGACTCCGATTGCAGGTCGTGGACCAGGTTCGAACTCTTCAGATTCTCCAGCCAGTCCAGCAAGAAAGCACCCGAACGCGTTATCTTTCGAGGAGAATACCCCTGTGACATTTTCCCAGACGAAGATTGCAGGCGATTCTCCGCGTTCACAGCGCTTATTGTCGATGACATCAGCTAATTCCACATATGAAAGTGTTAATTGCCCTCTCGGGTCCAGGAGCCCCTTGCGAAGACCGCCTATTGAATATGACTGGCATGGGGTTCCGCCCACCAGCACATCCGGCGCTTCAACTTCACCACGGCTAACCGCGGCTGAAATAGCGGTCATGTCGCCGAGGTTTTTCACCTCAGGCCAGCGTTCAGCCAGAACGGCGCTGGGAAACGTTTCAATCTCAGAGAACCAGGCGGCTTTCCAGCCAAGGGGCTCCCACGCAACACTCGCGGCTTCAATGCCACTGCATACTGATCCGTATCTCATTGGCTCACGACCTCCATCGCCAGAGTGAGTACCAGCAGCGCTATCAGCACTACAGCCGTGCGGATGCCGTGATAGAAAATTTCATTCCGGGTAAAGTGATCCTTGAATTTCTGTTGCATCAGTCCCTCCACAGATCGATGGCTGGCACCGAAACCGAGTTGATAGTAGATACCTCTGACGAAATGCCAACGCATCCAAGGCGTATGCAGTACTCACGGCGGTCAGTTGCCTTGTCGCGGGCCTCTTCGTTTCTCGTTGAATCCATTGCCAGCAACCATTCGCGGGCAGCCCGGCGCCAGTAACCTCGCGATTCCAGTTCAACCGCTTTGGCCCTGTGCGCTTCGTACTGAGCACCCAGGAGAATGCGATCGGACTCAAGCGGTAGCCGGTAGAAAAACGGGTGTCCCTGGCGGGCATAGCGAATAACGACTTCCTGTGTTTGCAGTTCGGTCATCAGCGGCTGGATCAGGCGGCGAGGGATGTCTGCACCGCTGGCGATCTGCGCTGAGGTGCACCCAGGGTTTTGACGGATATACTCGATAGCCATTTCACGAATATTCATGCTGCTTTCCCTCCAGACAAGCGCTCACAGCAGTCCTTCCAGATGCTGTTCCAGCGGCTGACAGCGAAACTGGCGTTCATCGACCGCACACCTGCCTTACTGGCCTCAGCCCTCACAGTTTCCTCAAGCTGACTGGGATTTCTGACGGGTTTGGCGCTACCGATGAAACGTCGCCATGCTGCGTCACGCTCGGTGTGATCCGCTGGCGCCCGCCCCACGGTCTCGCCATTATCTTTGACCCACTTCCCATCGACACATGCCGGACGGCCATGAGCCAGCCAGCGCTGAGCGCCAGTCAGATATCCCTGGAATTTCGACGGCTGGAAAATCGTGGTAGGTCGCAGGTAACCGGCCATTTCCAAATCGTTGGCCCATTTGGCATTCAGGTAATCCGTGGTCAGGATCAGCTCGTCAGTGGTAAACCCTTCGGCTAATCTGGCCCGGATGTTCTCCAGCGACGATTTGCTGACCTGGTACCGGGAGCCGGTCGCCTGGTTCAGGTGTGCGAGAACCTGCTTTGCAAAATCAGTCAGAACCACTTCAGGGTCGGTCTGCGCAGCAGGCTGACAAGAAGTCTTTTTATCTGACGGATCTGTTATTGGATCTATTAACGGATCGGGGTCAATGGTTGACCCCTCCCCTACCAAATTTTGACCCCCTGATGTGCCGTTATTTGACCCATCAATATTTGAGGCGTCAGAATTTGAGGGGTTAATATTTGGTGGGTCAATTTTTGAGGGGTCAGAATTTGACGCCTTCCTTTTTTTCTTCCTTGCGGCTTCTGCAAACAGCTCCAGCTTCTCAACATCGATCTGATACCCATTCGACGCATTGCGACCACCTAACTTACGCTCAATAACCTGAAGCCAGCCCGCCTGCTCAAGCTCCCTGATCGCAGCCCTGACGGTAGTTTTGCTTTTGGCGCCCACCTGCTCTCTGATAGTGTCGACAGCAGGCCAGCTGTAGCCCTCGTCGTTGCTGTAATCAGCGAGTCTGGCAAGCACCGCTATGCGGGAGAGGGTCATTCCAGACGGCCCGCAACCTTCCCATACCAGGCCGTGCAGTTTGCTACTCATACAACCCTCTCATATTTCTTTTTCCAGTCCCGACGCGGGCAGACGCATTCGTATTCATAGCCCTGCCTGCGGAAGATGATCCGCTGATTGACGGTATCAATGCCGATGGTTTCAACCAGGATGCCGTGATAACGCTCCCGGTAATTTGCGACCCATGGTTCAATTTTTTCCTGTTCAATCACAGCCTCCCTGCCGCAATAAAGCGGTCTGGCAAGAAGTCAGAGCCCTCCACTCTTCCCGGCCATCGTTGTTCATGGCTGAGAATGCGCCTACCACTCCAACCTCAGGCTGGTAGTTGTGGCTTCCGTCCTGGCAACGTACGATCTCCACATACCGGAACGGAGAGTTACCCACCAGCGGCAGGCACCTGAATTGCTTAGCTGGTCTGTATCGGTTTAAACTGTTCATGCGTAAAAGTTCTCCACTGAATTGACACGCCAAGGCGCCCGGAGCTGCACACTCGCGGGCGTCACTTTTTTTTGCGGCCAAATAACGTAACAATGGCGCGGATCTCTTCTTCTCTGGCGGCAAGGTGGCGCCGGTGATGCTCGTAGATTTCATCCGCTTCATGTTGCTCAATCACTCCATCTTCCAGCGCCTGTTCGATAATCTGATCAACCTGCCCCCGGGCAGCAGCTGTACGCATCGCCCTGCTGAACAAGTCAACGCGGTCAAGATCCTCAAGGTTTGGCACGTCCACCAGCAGCGCACCGCGGCGTTTAGCAAAATAATCAGCCAGCGCAGACGTTCCCGAAATGTCCTCCATCGCTTCCAGTTCCACTACCTCAAAGAAACGACAACCGTTCTTCTCATACAGGTTGTTGTTGAACTGAGTCATTGTCATACCCAGTGCGCCAGCCATGGCCTCTCGACCGCCAGGGCATGTCTTGCACATCGCTTTCACGACTTCTTTTAAGCTTTGCTCTACCACGTTGTATGTCCTTTGGTAGTTTCAATTAAGCTGCGCATTCGTTAGGGTTTTGCGTATCAACAGATACTAACGAACCAAGGATCTCTTCGGTGGTCACCTTCCCATCGGTGGCGTCAACCAGAGCCGGAATGTACTGCGAGCGAATTCCACCACCGCAGAGCCATTTGCTTACTGCTGATTGGTTTACTCCCACCTTTCGTGCCAGCTCCTTTTGAGATCCGACGATGGTGATAGCTTTTTGAATGACGATGTTCATTGCCGTCCCCTATGACTTAAAGAAACACAAATATCACCCATGTAATAGACAAAGTCAATTACATGGAGAATTTGACTGGTAATTACTTAGGTAATAGCTTCCATATCATGAAAACATTATCTGAAAGACTTAAGTTGGCTATGCACCAATCAGGGCATACCTCACAAAGCGACCTCGCGAAACTAGCGGGCGTGAATCAATCGATCATTTCGAAAATTCTTACAGGTAAGAACGAGACATCGAAGTATTCTGGAAAGTTGGCGGCCGCATTAGGTATCAGTGCTGACTGGTTGATAAATGGCGCAGGCTCAATGGAAGGAAGTGATGTTCCTATACAAAAGATTGACGCATCACGTTTGGTACCCGTATGGGATGAGAAGGGTGATACTGGGGATGTTGTTTCATGGCATGAAAGCGTCCCTAACAGCTATCGCATTTATTTAATGAAGAAAAACACAGGGATAGAGAAAGCTCCAGAAGGCGCTCTTGTTCTGGTAAATCCATCATTAAAGCCAGGAAACAATGAACTAGTTGTGACCAATATCCGAGGATCTATATCGGCCTATCGCTTTTTAGAAGGCGGGGCGGGGCTGGGGTTCTTAGGTGTTGACGATTCAAGAATTCCTCCATTCGAAATATCTGACGAATCCTGCATTGAGGGAGTCGCCGAGCAGATCTTGATTGGCAGGCTACGATAATATACAACTTCTGAGTCGTCTATGGAGGTGGTCTGATAGTGTCCACCCTCTGTTCTTGTGTGCAAAAGCCCCATAATCCCCCACCCCATTTTTTCGTGCTTTCAATACCAAACACCAATCTCGAGCAATTACACTGTATGGATGTATAGTAGTTTAATATTCATCTACAATAAAATAGATTTTTTGTCTTTCTGCAAGACCTGACATTATTCCCCATGTAATAATATTTAACGCCATATATTGACTTTACCTATTCCCCAAGTCATAGTCTATTCCATCAACAGCGAACAGGCAGGACGCCCACGAAGTAGCCGCCGGTGGCATATGAATGACCGGATGATTCGCAACAAGGGTTTTCGGGAGGGGTTGCGGTTTGGTGTGACTACTAAGCCAGCGCGCTCACCTGGTGAACACGGTCCCGTACAACCCACGGGCACCAGCTATGAAACACCGTAGGGTTACCGACTAGTCATCGGTACCCCGCCCGAAAACCCCTGCTCCAAACCACTGCCGTCTGAGGTGGAGAAGCTACCAGGCCTGATATTGCTGTGTGAGTGTAGTCTTGGCGGTTACCGGGTCTTCAACCAACCAACACCAGGGGAGAGCGAAGATAATGTTCTACCGGTACCCGCCCTTTTTAATCGCAACGGAAAGGGCACTGAGTTCGTGTGGCAGGTATAGCGCCTCATTAGCTGTCCAGGCAGTGCCCTCCCCCTTGCGTCCGCATATGGTTATGGCCGGGCAGATCCTCCCGGTGCAGGTTCAAATCCTGCCGGCGCATTAATTATTTGTGAAGCAAATACCGCGGCAAGCGCCGCCTTTCAGAGGATATTGCCATGAGCAATGATCGCATGACCGTAGTACCTGAATTCCTGGGCGAACTGGATGCCGGCGTGTTCGAAAACAAAATCGCTGCCGCGCTGAATACTACCGCCCTGGGTGTTTTGAATAATGGGACTAAAGGCAAAGTCGTCCTGACTTTCGATTTTGAACGCATGGGTAATTCTGTCGAAGAGAAGCGCGTCAAAATCAAACACAGATTGCAGTACATCACCCCCACCCCACGCGGTAAGGCATCTGAAGAAGACACCACCGAAACCCCAATGTGGGTTAACCGCGGCGGTAAACTCACGATCCTCCAGGAAGACCAGGGGCAGCTGTTCGGGATTAAAGGCGAAACGGACGGAAAGCTTAAAGCGGCTCAGTGAACCGCGTCCGATTAATTCACTGTTACCAACCTAATCCAATTATTAATTAAGGAATTTATATGTCTCAGTTAGATAGCGGTACTTTCAAGCAAGTCAGGGATTTGATTATGTCAGGCTATCACCTTGCTGATATTCAGAAGCTGCCTTGCCCTACCGCTCTGATCCCGGAAAATACCCATGTTGAAAGTCTGGAGGTATTTTCACTGGAGCGTTTCCGTTTCCGTGGTGCGATGGAAACAACCAGTATTGATGATTTTGTCCGCTATTCTGTTGGCTACGCCAGCGGTGACGAGCCGGCACGCTGTTTTATCGACGCAGATAACATGCTCGCACGTTCGATCTTTAATATCGGTACCCTGGAGAATCCGGGGCATGCCGACAACGTATCAACCATCAAGCTTAAAAAGACCGCCCCGTTCCGCGCAGTGCTGGCCATTGACGGTAACAGGCTCAGCCAAAAGCAAATCGCAGAGTGGCTGGAAGACTGGTCCGAATATCTGACCGCTTTTGATGCAGACGGCAAGATCATAGACATTTCCAAAGCCGCTCAGGCCGTTCGTCGCATCACTATCCAGCAGGCTACTCAGCAGGATCATGAAGACGGCGATTTCAGCGGTAGAAAATCCCTCATGCAAAGCGTTGAGGCGACCAGTAAGGACGTTATGCCGGTAGCATTTGAGTTTAAATGTGTGCCGTATGAAGGGCTTACTGAACGCCGTTTCAGTCTGCGCAACAGTCTGATCACCGGAGACGAACCGCGATTTGTTCTGCGGATTGTTCAGCTCGAAGCCCAGGAAGAAGCGATCGCTAACGAGTTCCGCGACCTGCTGATTGAAAAATTTGACGATGAACCAGTTTTAACCTTTATCGGTAACTTTAAAGCGTAATTGCACAGCCTTAATTGCCCTGCCAGTCGGGGCAATTAGTGAAGCGTAATTTCGTTAATTATTGCCAGCAATGGCAAGGGATTCGTGCAACCAACATCCTGCGCCAGTGCAGTGGCGCGCTTATTAAGTGGAGAACAATATGTCGTGGATCACCACAGTAACCGGCAAGCATTTTAATTTTGTGCAAATTGACCAGAACAGCATTTGTATTGAAGATATCGCTGTCGCTCTGTCAAATATCTGTAGGTTTACTGGCCACCTGCCAAATTTCTACAGCGTCGCCCAGCATTCCGTACTGGTTAGTCAACTGGTTCCGCCAGAATTTGCACTGGAAGCTTTGATGCATGATGCGGCTGAAGCCTACTGCAGCGACATCAACTCGCCACTAAAAGCGCTGCTGCCAGACTACCAGGCTGTTTTAGGCAACGTCGAGCATGCCATCGCCGATAAATTCAACCTTCCACCAGTTATGTCCGCACCGGTCAAACGTGCCGATCTGATCATGCTGGCGACTGAGCGCCGGGAATTCGGTCTGGATGACGGAACACCATGGCCGATTCTGGACGGCATTGACCCTGCATCGTTCGTGATCTTCCCACTTCATCCGATGCAAGCGCGCGTGCAGTTCCTCCAACGCTTTAATGACCTGCGGGGAATCGCGGTATGAACAATTTAATGATCGACTTGGAAACCATGGGCAATAAACCGAACGCTCCTATCGTGGCGATCGGCGCTGTTTTCTTCGAACCATCCACCGGCAAAACTGGCGCCGAGTTCTCAGCTACCGTGTCGCTTTCCAGTGAAATGGCGCTGGGTGCAGTTCCTGACCCTGACACTATCGAATGGTGGATGCGTCAGTCGAATGAGGCGCGGGAAGCTCTACGCACCAACCAGATTGGCATCCTTAAAGCTCTTGAATAGCTGACACAATTCGTGAAGAGAAATAAAGCTGGAGCTTGCCAGGTCTGGGGTAATGGTGCCGCATTCGACAACGTAATCCTGCGCGCCGCTTACCAGCGTATCGGTCAGCCTGCTTTCTGGTTGTTCATTCGGGACCGCGATGTCAGAACGATGGTCGAGCTTGGACGCCAGATAGGTTTTGATCCCAAACGCGATATTCCATTTGAGGGCGAGCGTCATAACGCTCTGGCCGATGCTATTCACCAGGCAAAGTACGTTTTCGCTATCTGGCAGAAGATAATCCCAACCACCAGCGCAGAATTACTGAATGCTGAGATCGATAATCGCGCAGCTATGGCCACCAGCGATAAGGAAACCATTCGCCAGCTCCAGCAGCAGGTGAACGCCCTGGCGGTAGAATGCGGGATCATGCGCCAGTTGCTACCGGATTATGTTTCTGTACCGGCCACTGATGCCGCCCTCCGCAACGGTGAGCAGGGAGGAGAATGATGGACGCGTCTGCAAAAAAGAAATATCTGTCAAAAATCCAGAAGCTAATGCGATTGGCTGAAAGTACCAGCAGCCCAGCAGAAGCGGCTAACGCTCTGTCCAAAGCACAAGCGTTCATGAAAGAGCACGGGCTGAGCGAATCAGAGGTGGTGTTTTCGGAGATTAATACCAGCCAAAGCAAAATATCTCCAAGCGATGCTGAAAGACTGCCTCGCTATATGGGCTTTCTTATTATGACCATCGAAAAAGCTTTTGCAGTTAAATGCCTAGTGAGCTGGCGATTAACTCCAAGTTTTAAGCGTAAACGGGTCGTTAAGTTCTACGGCCTCGATGGCAGGGATATTGCTGCCGCGTACATCTTTGATGTTTTAACACGCCAAATCAAGCAGTCCAGAAAAGACTTTCAGGACAGGCATTGCGGCCGTTTTTCCCCAAAAAATAAGGCAGCACTAGCTGACCAGTTTTGTGAAGGGTGGGCATCTGGGGCTTATCACGCCGTGAAGGCGCTTGTGATCAGTGATGACCAGACTTCAAAGATGAATGCTTACGCTGCAAAGTTGCGTGATGAGGGTGTTAGCGAGGCAAAAAGCCGTAAATCAAAAGGCTCAGGCGAGTCTTCACACGCTGCGTATCTCGGTTACAAAGAAGGGATGCATGCGAAGGTATTCCATGGGGTTGAAGGGGATAGCAATAGCCCTGCCCTGATCGGTATGGAGAACGGCCATGCATGAGCGCCTCGTTTCTGTACCTGCCCGCCTGACTGCTGAGAACGGTGCTAAGGCTGCGCTGATGGGTGAGTTCAAAGTTGAATATGAAATGTGCTGCTTTCAGTGTGACGGCGCAGGTTGCGATGAATGTAATGATCGTGGCTCTTGGGTTGAGCGGCACATCATCCCCTGGGACACCGTCAAGGAAATTTATTCCGCCGCTATCACTCATTTCGAAAGTGCCGGGGGTTCCTCATGAACCAGCGCCCATACGACAAAACTCTACCGCTGTCACAGCAGCCGTGGCTGTTTACCAGTCCGGGGAAATCGAGGTGCAGATGATCCACTACCACGGCGGGCCAATAACGCCTGATACATGTGCTCTGCGTGCATGGCGCGGCAGGCATGCGTTCATCTCGTTTGCCCATCCCGCGCAAATTAATCTCGCCTCTGAGGTCTGCCAGTCATTCGCGCTGGATAACGGTGCGTTCACTGCGTGGAAGGCAGCTGGCCGCAACAAAATCGACTGGCGCGATTATTACGATTTCGTGGCGCGCTGGAAAAATCACCCTGGGTTTGATTTCGCAATTATCCCGGACGTTATAGACGGCGGTGAGGCGGAGAACGAGGCGCTACTGGATGAGTGGCCGCACGGTGATTTCTACGGTGTTCCTGTCTGGCACATGAATGAAAGCGACGATCGGTTCATTCGTCTCTGCCATGAATACCCACGGGTAGCGATTGGCAGCTGCGGAGAATATGACGTTAAACGGCCAAATCTGGCAGTCACCAGGATGAAGGACCTAATTCGCCACGTTACAGACGGACACGGACAGCCAGTGACAAAATTCCACGGCCTGCGGATGCTCAACCCACTGATATTCACACAACTGCCGCTGGCCAGTGCAGACAGCACCAACGTTGCGAGGAACATCGGAATCGATAAAGCGTGGTCTGGCGCTTATGCGCCCGCGTCAAAGGAAACACGGGCCGCCGTTCTTGTTGAACGTATCGAATCACATAACAGCCCTGGAACGCTGAATTATTGCGAAAAAAGAGACCGTATCTCCCTGCAATTACCGTTAGAAGTTTGAGGAGCCAGCATGACAATTACCACTGAACAATTAAACAATCTACGCGGGCTGATTAAATTCGCCCTCCCATTGCCGTGGAAGTGGTGGACAAGCAACAGTCACACCAGATTAACGAGCGCTGAAGGTAAAGATGGCGATGTCATTCATGCGTTTAAAGCGGTTGATGGCCATACATGCGTAAATGTTTCATCGGATAACATGAAACTGATTGCAAGCGCTGTTAACGCACTGCCTGACCTGCTGGCCCACATCGACGCCCAGGCGGCGCGGATTGCTGAGCTGGAGAACGACGAGTTACGCCAGCGCCTGGCTAATGCTGAGCACCAGCTTTACATGAAAGACCTGGCTATTCACAACGTTAAGGCAAGTCGACGTGCGCAATTCAGGGCGCGGCAGGCCGCAGAAAAAGAGCTGGCGGCGCTTCGGGAGCAGAGGCCAGTTTACTGGCAATTTATGTCAGTGAATGGTGATTGGTTAGGCATTAGCGAATCCGGGAGAGATGCAGCGGTTAAGGAAGGATGTGAAGTGCGCCCGCTCTTTAGCCAGCCAGTGCCAGCCGCCCCGGTTGCTGTGCCGGATGACGCTATCAGAGAGGAAATCTACTGCTTAGCCAACCATATCGCAGGCGCTAAAGGTGGCATGCCGGATGAATGGCAACCATGGGCTGAAGATGTTGAGGATAGTCTGCGTAAGTTGCAGCGCCTCAACAGCGGGAGTGAACCAACTGCTGCGCCGGACGATTTAGTGATGCAGATTAGGCGATTAGTCCACGCGCTGAAAAATGCCAAACCTGACCATAGCTTAGTGAAGTCAGTGCCGGACTACATGCGCAGAAAAGGCTACTGGAAGGTAACCGACTGCTTACGCGAAAGCGGGACGGTGAGCGATGAGTAGTAACGATACCAAAATCATTGTCAACGAACCCAAGGGGGAATGTTAATGGCTACTCGATTTATTGGCTTGAAAGAGATGTGCCAGTTAACAGGAAAAAGCCATCCGACACTATGGAGGATGTGGGCTAAGAAAAAAGAATTCCCCGCGCCACAGCGTAGTAGAAGCGGATCATTTCTTGGCTGGCCGGAGAGTGTTTACGAGAAATGGGTTTCTGAGCAGAAAGCCTAA